TACCGTCAGCAAATGACACTGACAAAGATGATTCAATGCTTATCATCAACCCAACTGCATACACATGGTATGAATCACCAACGTATCGCCTACGCGCTGACGTTATTGCTTCAGGTCAGGTTTCAGTTTCAGTTTATGGATACGGTGCAATTGCAACGAAAATCGGTGCAGGCGCATTCGGTATCAATAAGACCTGATAACTAACCCCAACTAATCATGCGGCGGGTTCTCCCGATCTCGCCGCAGCCGATCGAAAGGAAACGGACATGCCAGTCATTGTCACTGCAAGCCAATTGCGCACGGTGCTTGGCGTGTCCGTTTCACTTTATTCAGACAGTTACCTGGACGAAATTATCAACACCGCTGAAGCCGTCATTTTGCCCATGTTGGTTGCAAACACTTCAGCCGTTAACGCTTACAAACTAGAATCAAACGTTGCTTATTTTTACACGCAACGCGAACACCATTTTGTTGCTGGTCAATCAGTCATTGTTGCTGGTTTGCCCGCACCATTCACGGCGACCCACACGGTCGTGACCGTAACACCGTATTATTTCACCGCTGCATTGACTTCAACTGACGTCACATTGCGCGACATAATTCCAACAGGCACTGCAACACTTTCAGGCTATTCCGCAGCTGATTTGTACGCAACCAGTGCGCCAATTGAATCTGCAATTTTGGCAGTTAGCGTTGAAGTCTTTCAATCACGCGTCGCAGCAGGCGGTCAGATCGAAGGCGTGGATTTCACCAGTTCTCCGTATCGCATGGGTAGAAGTCTCACCAACAGGGTGTCCACATTACTTCAGCCGTTTTTAGACGTAGAAACTATTTGTCAATAATGCCAGCCAATGCAGTTTCGGAAACTCGCGCGGCGTTAGCAAACGCCTTTTCATCACTTGCGGCAACGTGCTACGCGTCCGTTCCCGAATCGCCAATTCCACCAGCAATTGTAATTGTGCCCGATTCACCGTACATGGAAGTTGTCTTAATCGGTAAGGCAAAGACACAGGTCAAAATCAATTTTGCGATCACTGCCATTGTTGCTTCCAATAGCAACGCAGGGTCATTGGACAACCTGGAAAAACTCATCATGGGAATTCTTGCGGCAATGCCCGCAGGATACGTTGTTGGACAGATCGAAAAGCCGACGGTTCTTGAAGTGGGTCAATCGCCCATGTTGGTTGCGGACATCAACGTTTCAACGTACTACACACAAACAACATAGGGGACAAAATGCCAACGACAATCATTACTGGTCGCGATTTAGTCGTGACCATTGCAACCACCAATTACGACGCGCAGGCGACCAGCGCAACACTTGCCAATTCACCAACTGTTGAAACTTATCAAACGCTTGACGGTAAGGCTTACAAGCACATTGACGACCAGTGGACATTTGACGTGTCAATGCTGGCAGACTGGGGCGCGTCAGGTTCATTGTGTGAAGCATTGTGGACTGCATGCGAATCAAACCCAAACACAACACTTGCAGTGTCATTGACTGCCGTGACTGGTGCAGTGTTTGCATTCAACGTCATGCCAGTATTCCCAGCAGTCGGCGGGGCAGCACCTGACGCACAGACCGTTGATCTATCATTCATAGTAGTTGGAACACCAACTGAAACATTCAGCTAAAAACAACTAATCGGGAGACAAAATGAAACTACCAATCACAATTGAATACAACGACGGTACGCAGATCACTTACACGGCTGCGCCACCTGAGTGGGTCAAATGGGAAAAGCAAACGGGCAACACAATCGCCCAGGCGCAAGAGAAAATCGGAATTTCCGATCTTGTCTTTCTCGCTTATCACGCCATGAAACGCGAAGCCGCTGGGAAACCAGTCAAGCCAATCGAAGCATGGACGGAAACCATTTCCGAAGTGATCGTCGGTGAAGCAAACCCAAAAGCCACCCAGTCGGAAGCCTAAGCCGAATCGTTTGGGAAGTAGCCCTGGCAACGGGGCTACCGCCCAGCGAATTTGAAAGTGCCGAAGACATTTTGACGGTCATTGAAATTTTAGAAAGGCGGGCAAATGGCAACTGACGCGATCAGTTATGACAAAGCGGAATTGCGCGCCATAACCCGTTCATTCAAAGCAATGGACGAAGAAGCAACCAGCCAGGCGAAAGTGATCAGTAGCGAATTGGCTGACTACGTTCGTTCCAGTGTCATTGACGCAGCCGCTTCAAGCACGACAAATCAAATCGCCAAAGTCAGAATTGCCACTGGTGCAAAGGTTTCAAAATCTTCCAAAATTGGTGAAATCAGTTACGGATTCGCCGCGCAAAAGTTTTCAGGCGGCGGCACGACGCAACAATTGTGGGCAGGTAATGAATTCGGTTCAAATAAGAAAAAGCAATTTCCAGTGTGGTCAGGTCGTGAAGGTCGCGGTTCGCGCGGTTGGTTTATCTATCCAACATTGCGCAGAATCCAACCTGAAATCGTCAAACGTTGGGAAAACGCATTCGTCAAGGTTGTAAAGGAGTTTGACTAATGGCTGGCAGTCGTACCCTTAAACTTTCCATTCTTGGCGACGTTGACAATCTAAACAAATCGCTGAAATCTGCAACGCAAGACGTTGACACGTTTGGCGACAAAATTGGCAAAACTGGCAAAATGATCGGCGCAGCCTTCGTTGCTGCTGCCGCTGCTGCTGGTGCTTATGCCGTCAAAATAGGCATTGAAGGCGTCAAAGCCGCCATTGAAGATGAGAAGGCACAGACACAATTGGCATTGGCGTTAGAGAACGCTACGGGCGCGACAACGGCACAAATCGCCGCAACCGAACAATCAATTCTTCAAATGTCACTTGCCACGGGTGTGGCTGACGATCAATTGCGCCCAGCCCTGGGTCGCTTGGTTAGATCGACGGGCGACATCACAAAGGCGCAAGATTTACTTTCAACCGCACTGGACGTTTCAACCGCAACAGGCAAACCGCTGGAAACAGTGGCAAACGCATTGGGTAAAGCGTACGACGGCAACACCGCAGCCCTGGGCAAATTGGGAATCGGACTTTCAGCTGCTGAATTGAAAACAATGGACTTCACGGCGGTACAGGGACGCCTTTCAGATTTATTTGGCGGGGCTGCTGCGCGTAACGCTGACACATACGCGGGACGAATTGCACGCATGCAAGTCGCCTTCGACGAAGCAAAAGAAACAATTGGTTTTGCGTTGTTGCCTATTCTTGAAAAGGTAATCAACTTCATCAATCAAAACGCATTGCCAGCAATCAACGCATTTTCAAAAGCATTTAGCCTGGACGGAAACGGACTTGGCGGCACGATCACAACATTGGGCAACATCATCACCAGTGTTTTCACGCCGATCATCAATGGCATGGTCAAAGCATTTTCGTATGTCAAAAACGCAATCGGTGACAACCTAGACACATTCAAAGAATTCGGCGGTTACATTGCAACCTATCTTGCACCGGTGATCGGCACGGTGTTGGGCGGGGCATTGCAGGTTGCAGGCAAAATTGCAGGCGGTGTCATTGACGTCATTGCTGGCGTTGTTCGAATTCTCAATGGCTTAATTTCAGGCGCGGTTGCTGGAATCAATGCACTGATTTCTGCCTATAATTCAATTCCATTTTTGCCAAACGTTGGAAAGATTTCAACACCAACGGTCAGTGTTCCGTCGATTAGCACACCAGGCATTTCCACTTCAGTTCCAAAAATCCCAAGCATTCCAGCACCGTCAACGGGTGGACGCGCTGGTGGCGGTGGTGGTGTCGCAGCAGCGGCAATGTCAGCAAGTGTCGCAGCAGCGGCGACGGTCAGCAGTGGTTTCATTGGTTCAGCAGAATCCCGTGGACTATCAGATCGTGCCAATTCTGAACGGCTTGGTTTGGGCACAACAATCAACCTGACCGTGACAGGCGCGTTTGATAAAGAAGGCACTGCCCGCACAATCGTTGACACCTTGAACAATTCCTACTATCGCGGAACAGGCGGCGCGACTAACCTGGTGGCGATTTAACATGACGCAATGGTCACCCATTTGGTTGGTTGAAATTGACGGTGTTGAATACACCGACGCAGTTTTGGCAAACCTTACAATCCGCAGCGGTCGAACAAACATTTATGAACAAGCGCAAGCGGGTTATGTCAATCTTCAGCTGCTGGACGTCAATCAAACTGCAATTCCAGTCAACATCAATTCCACAATAGGCGTTTCGGTTCAAGATACTTCAGGCACATTTGTTGCCATTTTTGGCGGCAACGTGGTGGACATTGGTTTGGAAGTGCGTGACGTAGGCACGACAATGTTCACGCAGACTTATTCGATCACTGCATTGGGCGCATTGGCACGTTTGCCAAAATCCATTTTTACAGACCCATTGCCACGTGATTTTGACGGTGATCAAATTTATGAAGTGCTTCAGTCGGTTTTGTTTCAAACGTGGGCAGAAGTGCCAGGGGCATTGACGTGGGCAACTTACGACCCAACCGTTACATGGGCAAACGCTGGCAATACAGGCATTGGAGAAATTGACCGCCCAGGCAACTATGACCTTTCAGCCCGTGGCAGCGGTGCGGGTTCAATCGACGCTTACAGTTTGGTTTCAGCACTTGCGACTTCAGGGCTTGGGTACATTTACGAAGACGCCCAAGGGCGCATTGGTTATGCAGACAGTACCCACCGCACGACCTACCTTTCAGCAAACGGTTATGTTGATCTTGACGCCAACCATGCCCGTGCGGCGGGTTTGCGTATTGAAACCCGTGTGGGCGACGTGCGCAACGCCCTGACAATCAAATACGGGGCAAATTCCGAACATGAAGTTAGTGCCAGCGACAACACTTCAATTTCCCTTTACGGCACACTTGGGCAAATTATTGAAACAACCTTGCACGATTCAGCTGACGCAACCGCACAGGCAAATTTCTATTTGTCATTGCGTGCCCAGCCACAACCGATTTTTAGCGAAATTTCATTTGACCTGACTAACCCTGAAATTGACAACGGTGACCGTGACAACCTAATCAACGTTTTTATGGGTGAAGCAATTGCCCTGAACAATCTGCCGCTGAACATGGCGTCAGGTACATTTCAGGGATTTGTCGAAGGGTGGTCGTTTCAGGCTTCCTATAACCGTTTGAGTGTTACCTTGTTGTTGTCACCGTTGGCATACTCATTGCAGGCAATGCGCTGGAACGACGTTCCGATCACCGAAACGTGGGCAAGCGTGTCGCCGACTTTAGACTGGGCAAATGCCACAATAGTGGCTTAGAAAAGGAGAAACACACATGGCGAACCCAACCACGAATTATGGTTTTGTTCTTCCGACGTCGAGCGATTTGGTCACCGACCTGCCAGCCGATTTCGACGTTGCGTTGCAGGGCGTTGACACGCGACTGAAGGCATTGCAACCAGGCACAACGCTTGGCGATCTTGCTTATTCATCAGCAACTGCAAACACCAACACCCGTTTAGCACTTGGCACGGCTGGACAGGTTCTTGCAGTTAATTCGGGGGCAACTGCACCTGAGTGGACAACAGTTGCAAGCGGTTTATCTGCTGCAAGCCAAGCAGAAATGGAAACAGCATCTAGCACCACAGTGGCGGTGACTCCTGGTCGCGCACAGTATCACCCAAGTGCAGCAAAGTTTTGGGTTAAGTTTAACGGAACAGGAACACCAGCGATAAACGCGTCTTATAACTTTACATCTATTACAGATAATGGTGCTGGTTACTATGGTCTCAATATTGCCACAGATTTCTCAAGTGGAAATTATGTTGTATTAGCTACAGTTCAAAAATTATCGGGTGCGTCTAATGACACAACTCTTATGGTTGGCACAACCGTTCCAACACAACAGGCGGGCGATTTTAACTTAGCCACAACAAATCTTGCAGGCACGTTATCAGATAGTGAAGCCGTTTATGTCGTAGGATTTGGAGATCAATAATGCGAAAAGTAATCACATACACACAGACACAAGGCGAATTTGCAGGTCAAATTGCCACTTGCGTTCCTGCTACTCAGGCAGATGTTGCAAAAGTATTGCCTGAAGTCGCTTCTATGACCGAAACAGAATATTTGAACTGGATTATTGCGCGAGATGTGAACAAATATAATCCTGAAAATGTGCAAATTGTGGAAGTAAATGAGTAACTACCCCGACGGCACAAACGCACGGTTGATCGAAGTCGCAGCAGCTGAAGTCGGAACAATCGAAGAAGGCAACAACCTGACAAAGTACGGAAAATTTACAAAAGCAGACGGTTTGCCGTGGTGTGGCAGTTTCGTCAATTGGTGTGCAAATGAAGCAGGCGTCAAGATTCATTCAGTCGTTGGCACTGCACAAGGCGCACATAAATTCAAAGAGATTCAACGATGGTCAGGCATGCCGCAATTAGGCTACCTGGCATTTATGGATTTCCCACATGACGGCGTTGACCGCATTTCACACATTGGCATTGTTGTCGGACTTATAGATTCAAAGACATGCGTGACGATCGAAGGTAACACCAGCGGGACAGGCGACCAACGCAATGGCGGCATGGTTATGGTAAAGGTTCGGTCATACGGCGAAGGAAAGGAAATTGTGGGTTTCGGCATTCCAAAGTTTGTGCCGTACAAAGGAGAATTTCCAAAGGTAGAAGCACCAGCAACACCAACTGCAAAACCTAAGAAGGAGACCAAAAAATGGAACAAGCCAAAGCCCTGATCGCGTCATGGGCGCGTTCATTCATGGCGGCAGCACTTGCCCTATACATGGCGGGTGTTACTGACCCAAAGACCTTAGCAATGGCAGGTGTGGCAGCGGTTGCACCAGTCATTTTGCGCTGGTTAAATCCCAACGACAAAGCCTTCGGTTCTACGGGGAAGTGAACCGCAGATTCGCAGCGGCATGGTTGGCTTGGGCACTTGCGCTAACCATGTCCGCATGCGGGTATCAAGGTTGGACACGTTATGAATGCCAAGAATTCGACAACTGGGGTAAAGCGCATTGCCAAAAACCGCAATGTCTCCCCACTGGAACATGCACTGACGACCTACTTGGAATTGAATCGGAACAGACCCGCACGCCGTAAGTCGCCCGAAGAAATCCACGCGCAGCTGATTTTGATAATTGGTTCAACCCTTGCAGCCGTGTTTTTGGTCGTGACAGTTGGCATAACCTACGCGCTGATTTTCGTCACACAACCAGTCAGCGCGCAAGCACCCAACGACGCAGCGTTCATTGATCTATTGAAGACCCTGGCAATTTTCTTGACTGGTTCATTGGGCGGGGTACTTGCTGGCAATGGACTGAAATCAAAGCCAAAGCCTGGAGACACGCCGACAAACACGCAAGGTTCTTGACCGCGCGCCGATCATGCGTCACCCTGAGTTCAGGTGGTAGTCCTACCGCCAAGAATCGGGAGAATTCAAAATGGTACTTGATTTACTAGACCCACAGACATTGCAGCGTTTGGTGCTGCTGGTCATTCTTATGGTGATTTCAGCAGCAGCAGGTTATGCAAAAGGCTTCAAAGAAGGTAAGCGTGAAGGCATTGCACGCCGTAAGGCAATGGTTCGCCACATGGCAAACAAGGCGGTCAAATAATGGCTGGCTTCCTGGACAACTACGAAGACGTTGCAGCACGAATCAAGCGTTTTTGGGAGACACACCCAACTGGACGAATCGAAAACAACATCATTGAATTCAATGCTGAAAAGGGTTTCATTCTAGTTCAGACCCAAATCTTCAAAGAGTACGAAGACCAAAAGCCGTCGGCGATCGATTACGCCTTCGGCAACGTGGCAACCTACAACGTGCAAATGAAGAAATTTTTTGTCGAAGATACATGCACCAGCAGTATTGGACGCGCAATTGGTCTATTGCTGGGCACGGATAAGCGACCAACACGTCAGGACATGGAAAAGGTCGAAACGATCAGCACCAGCGTTGCCAAATCAACGGCTGACGACTATGACCCGTGGTCAAAGAAGTTTGGTGACGTGCCTAGTTTTAAAACGGCAGCTGAAGCCGAACAGTCGGGAATTCCTTCATTGGGTTCATCAATGGACGAAGTGGCAAAACAATTAGGTGGTCAATTGGTAAGTGAAGCACCGCAATGCAGGCACGGTCACCGCATTTGGAAGCAAGCCCACGAAGGCGCACCAAAGAACTGGGGCGGCTACTTCTGCACTGAACGCACAAAGGCAACCCAATGCGCGCCCGCTTGGTACGTTTTGGGCAGTGACGGAAAATGGAAGCCACAGGTATGACAAAACAACGCCTGATCAAAATCATTGTGTGTTTTGAAATCGTGTTGGTCGTGGCAATGGTATGGGTGGCATTCCTATGAGTGAATACATGGAATTGATCAACCCGCAAACCATGACCTGTAAATTGCTGAAGAATGGTGAAGTGGTCGCCGAATACAAAGTCGAACAATGCGACGGGTGCGCCAAGATCATGAAATTGGACGCTTTCGGTTACAAAACAGGGCAGGCAGGCGAAAAACTTGCTTGGTTGTGTGGTGGGTGTCGGTGAACGCATACATGCCAATAAGCAAAACAGACAATTGGTCAACACCGCAAAACCTATTTGACGAATTGAATGCGATTCATCATTTCACGTTGGATTCAGCTGCCAGTTCGACCAATCACAAAACACCAGTGTGGTGCGGACTTGATCATGAAAACCCAGGCATGCGGGACGGCTTGGCAATTACATGGGAAGGCAATCGTGTTTGGTGCAACCCGCCCTACGGTCGCGTGATCAAGGACTGGGTACGCAAAGCCCACAATGAAGCGAAGCATGCTGAAATTGTCATGCTATTGCCAGCCCGTACGGATACGGCTTGGTTTCACGATTACGCAATCCAGCACAAAGTCACGTTTATTCGTGGGCGTTTGAAGTTTGGTGGTCAGGTCGGTTCAGCACCATTTCCGTCAATCTTGGTGGAATTCAAATGAAAATGACACTGACTCATGAAGAAGAAATCATTTGCATGTTGGCAGCGGTCAAATTGACGGCAGAATCCACCAAAGGCACAGACAACCCGCAACGTTTTCAAAAGGAATTGGGAACGTTTGAATACCTGGTTGAATCTGCTGAAGCCATTGGCAGCGAATGGGTTGTTGCAAAATACTTCGATCTTCCATTCAACCCATACGAAAACAAATTCAAAACAAAGGCAGACGTAGGCAATGCGATCGAAGTTCGTTGGACGAAGTACGTCACCGGACAATTGATAATCCATGAATACGATCGACCAGGCGACATTGCGGTTTTAGTTACTGGTCAAGCACCGCACTACTTCATTGCGGGCTGGATTCCCATTGCAATGGCGCAACGTCCCAAGTATCGCCACAGTAAGCAACCCAATTGGTGGGTGACCCAAATCAATCTTCAGCCAATCGAGAATTTAAGGAAATCGTCTTATGGACAAAGTGCAATTTGAATGTCGCAAATGCAAGAAGGTCACGGCGCAGCTGATTCACCGAATCACGGACTTACTGCCACCAGGTGTGGAAACAATCCAATGCACAGTGTGCAGTTGCATGACGGTTGCACAGATAGGGGATTCCAGTGCCGATCTATGAGTTTGAATGCACAGTGTGCAAAATCCGTGTTGAAGTGGATAAGTCAATCCATGACGAAAACCAACCAATCTGCTGCGGGGCAAACATGAGTCGTAGGTACTCAACTTTCGGCATTCAATTCAAGGGTAAAGGCTGGGGTCACCAATGAGATTCGCATACGCCGACCCGCCTTATTACAAACAGGGCAAAAAGCACTATGGCAAACTTCATGACGAAGCAGCCAAATGGGACGATAAACAGGCACACGTCGATCTCATTGACCAGTTAATTGACCAATACCCTGACGGCTGGGCTATGTCGTGCAATCCTGCTGACCTTCACTTCCTGCTGCGTCCAGGCATACGCGTGGCAGTGTGGTGCAAAACCTTTCATCAGATACGCCCAACAACGGTTCAATACGCTTATGAACCCGTTTTGTTTATGGGTGGTCGTAAAGACAACAAACGCGCACCAATGGTTCGTGACTGGTTAACTTCGTCCATAGCTATGAAAAAGGGGCTAGTCGGGGCAAAACCTGACGTGTTCAACAATTGGGTACTTGACCTATTGAATTTCCAATTTGGCGATACGGTTGACGATCTATTTCCAGGTACGGGCGGAATGGGTGACGTTGTCCACAGGCGCAATACACAGGTGGGGATTAACTATGCTGAATTATAACAAAACGTTATCAAATCGTTATAAAGTCGTTATCAAATCATTGGCGTTGCGTAAGCGTGAAGGGCTTGCAGGGGGGGTGTACGCTGGACGCATACAACCAACCCAGGAATTCAACAATCTTCAACAGAATGAAGTTCTTTCAGTCTTAAAAGATAAAGAGATAAAGATAAAAAAACGGTTGGTGTTTATCGGTTCAGCCTTAATCGCAGTGCAAGGGGCGGGTTCTGCCGTAGCTGCTAACTATTCAATCGATCACTTGAAACTCTATGCACATTCAAGGATTCTTGACTATAAAGAATTCCAGTGTTTCAACAAGATCATCACAAAGGAATCACGGTGGTCATACACTGCACGCAATGGCAGTCACTATGGACTGGGGCAGATGAGATCGAAGCACTATCGTGACCTTGACCCATTTAGACAGATAGACGCTTCATTGCGATACATAACAAACCGTTATCAAACGCCATGCAAGGCGTGGGCATTCCACCAGGAAAGGAACTGGTACTGATGAGCAGTGCATTGAAGGACAATGGAAGCACCAGCAAATGGCGTGATAAGCGAGAAAGACAAGATCGGAAATTCCGATTTTCTCTTGCGCCTGGGCGATTGTGTTGCCCGTTTGCTTTTCCCATTTGACCCACTCAGGTGGCGCAGCCGTGTAAGTGA